ACCGGGCTCTGTACGATCTGCAAAGGATAGTTGTACAGCGGGTTAATGTCGTTGTTGTTGCTGCCCGTAACCTGGGTAGAATGAAGGATCACGCTCAGGTCGAACTCGTAGCCAACCGGCACGACAATGGTACGCGGTGTTACGTAAATAGCTTCGCCGAACTGATCTTTCTGCTGCTGCATCTTAAGGATCATAGCCTGGATCGAAGCCTGCGAAGGCTTGGCCGCTGTCTTAACGACGTTTCTGTGCTTGGCGTCGAAAAGCGCTACGCCGTCGAAGATCTTAGCGTTATTGAAAAGAAGGCTGTACACCTGCTTATCAATAGTTTTCTTTGCTGCGGTTGCGTACAATCCCGGAACCTCTGTTAAAAAGCCGATATCGTCGTTAATAAATGCCTGGCGCGTCATGCTAAACTGCTTTCCGTAGGTGTCAAGCTTACGGGTAGGCAGCAGCTCTGTGCTCGGCTTGTCCGGCTTAATCTCTCCGTTTTCCGGAACCTTAACGAAGTCGCCAACGCCTCCGATCACGTACTCGTGGTCTGCGGTCTCCTTAAAGTCTTTCAGTGTTCCCTTGGAAGTGAACGCCTGGAAGGTTGTAGGTACCTGGTTGTAAAGCTGCACAATGCTCTTTCTGATCGTCTGGTCCAGAATAGCCGGGAAGGCAGCAGTAGGGTTGTAAAACTGTCTTGTAACCTCTGTGTAAAGGTCGTCGGAGCTCATTCTAAGAAGTTCTCCGGTGTTTCTTCCGTCTCTGCCTAAGCACTCGATCGCGAGGTCTCTTAAGCTCATAGCTCTGAACTGCTCGGCTCCTTCTGCGGGGCTCTGTACCTGCACGCCTGCTCTCATTAAGAGCGCGTCGGTTGCCCTTGCTCTAAAGGTGTCCTCCTCGCTTCTTGTGACCTGTACCCTTGCCGGTGTTCCGGTCTGTCTCATGCCCTCCAGGATGGCTGCTCTTACCTGCTCAACGGTGGCGCCGTCCTTAATGTAGCCGCTTCCGTCTACGTTAAACTCGCGGCATAAGTCGCTGATCGTCTGTACTCTCTCGCGCTCTGCCGCGATTGCTCTCTGCACGCCGTCGTTTCCGCCGAGGTCTCTCTGTCCCTCTGCCGGTGCTCCGGTCTGCTGGGTGCCTGCTGCCTGTCCGGCCGGCTGTCCCATCTGACGCTCCTCCGCTTCGATCTCAAGTGTTAAAGCGTCGATTTCCCTCTGCAAGTTGTCAAACTGCGCGCTTTCTTCTGCGGTCAGCTCTCTGCCTGCAGTCTGTGCGCCATTTACAAGCGCCTGCTGTGCGGCGATCTTCATGGCTCTCTGCTGTTTCTTGTTCATGCTTTCTTACCTCCTATAAAAGTATGTTGTGATTTATTTGAAGCTGCCGCTCATGGAGTGACGGCGCGCGCTTCCTTGTTTCCTGTGCTGGCTCGTAATCTCTGCCAACGCCGACGGTTGGATCCGCCGGAACGCTTACGATTGAAATTTCGTAAGGGCTCCATTTCCTTGCGACGTCGCAAGGTCCTTTAAATCTGCCGTCCGCGCTTACGCCGTTCAGCATGACCTCCTCGATGGACTCTATCTGGTACCCGACGGATACGCCTTTAAGCGTTCCGCTCTTTACTTTCTGGTAGACAACATCGGCCGCCTCGTCGCTGTCAAATTCCACGACGGCGTAACCTCTGCTTCCGTCGATCCACGCCCGCTCAATCTTGCCGAGAACATTGTCCCGCTTATGATTGAAAAGAAGGACGCCTATCTCGTTAAGGCGGGTAAGATCTACGGCTCCGGGTGCATGGTCTAAAATCTCAATACACCAGCCTCTGTTGTATGGCTCCTCTGATGAAAAACTGAGCTCAAACTTTCGCTCGTTTCCTTCGCCCTCAAGAGCTTTAATTCGTGCGCCGCTAAGCTCCCGCGTTAGCGCCTTGCTGCCCTTCTTTGGCGGCTGGCTGGACGCCTGCTCCGGTTTGTCCGTCTGCGGCTTCTCCTGGGGCTTGTCCTGCGGTTTCTTCTCCTCCTCCGGTTTGTCCTTCGGCTTGTCCGGTTTCTTGTCCTCCTGGGGCTCCTGCGCCCTCTGGCGGTATGTTCTCACCGGCGTTGTCGTCGTCCTCGTCGTCTGGGGTAAGCTCTTTCGCATCCCTGTCATATATAACGCCTCCTAACTCTACTCCTTTTTTCCGGCCGTACTCTAAAACCTCGACCATATCGTCTATCTGATCTTTCCAATCGCGCCCGTTTTCTGCAGCGACCTGTTGGAATGTCTTCTGACCGGTCTGTAATGCGGTCTTTGTGGCCTGTGATTCCTTAAGCGGATCGATCCAGCGCTTTGGCGCTGATACCCACTCATGCTTCAAGTATTTTTCTTTTTTATCCGGATCCCAGAAATGTGGTATATCAAATAATCCGGAAAGTACGCCGGAAATAATAAAGGTCTCGTATACCTCGTCTCGGAACTCGTCGAAAATCTCCTTATCCTCGATGTAGGTCTGCTCATCCTCAATGATTCCCTGGCGCGCGCTGCTGTAATTGCTCTGGCTCATGTCGCGGCTCGTTGCCTCGTAGCTTAAGCCTTGCCCGGCTCCGACGAGCCTCTGCTGCAGCTTAACGTAGCTTGCAGCGTCGGTTGCCTGTCCGGTCGGATTTACGACCTGTATCTCGTCTCCAGCATTAAGCTCCTTTATCATACCGGGGCTTATGGTCTTACCCTCGTATGATACGCTTCCAGGTTCTGCGCGTGTTCCTACGCCGCGTCCGATTCCGGTTGTCGGTATGGTTTTCTTAATGAAAACCGATAAGCAGGCGGCTATACGCTCTTTTACGCTGACCGCCGTCATAAACTCGTTTGCATCCCGGATCCGCGTAATCGTCGGGCTGAGGTCGCTCATCTCCCGGATCTGCGACGGCCGGCGCTTTGTGTAAATAAAAATAATGTCTTTCGCCGGAACGTATACCGGTTCTATATTTGAAAATCCGTCTATGCTGTACTGTTTGATCCAGTATCCCATCGGCTTGTTATAGCTGTTGTACTCGATACCGCCGACTACCCTGTTATTTTTCCCGTGCGGGATCATCGCCGAAGTGTCGAGCTCGTCTACCTCAAGCGCCTGCAGGCGGAACGGAACTATACCGCCGCTTCGGAGATAGCATTTCCGGAAGAGGATACCTCCGTCTACTTTCTTTCGCTCGACCGCCATCCGCGTCATCTGTGAAAAACTTTGTGTTTCCGTAACATCGCAGTTTGTACGCTTACACCATTTCTCCCAGGCGTCTTCTATCTGCTCATTCAGGCGCTCGCTCGGCGTGTTTGCCTGGAGCGTTACCCCTAATCCAACAACGTTACGCTTATAGGCTCCGATCACGCTGTTTGCCATGTCGCTGTTACGCTCAAGGTCGCGCGCCCTGGCTCTTACTGTCTCCCTGCTGTACCGGTCCGTTTGTTCCGCGCTCTGGTTATACGCCACCCATCCTGCGTTGAGCCTGTCATAATTCCCGGCATCGTAGTGGCGCAACTCTTCTAAATTCTGCCGCCATGCTTCGCGCTTCGCTCCCGCCTGCGGACTGATATATCCGATTATCGCATCTAAAAAATTAGCCATCCTTTACCTCCCGTCAAATACTGCGACAAAGGTATCATCCAGAAGTCCCGGTGTCCCGGAGCTGACCTGCGCCTGATAGTCCCGTTGCATCTCGTAGAGCTTCCCTAAGTCCGCCCTGTTAAGTTGCCGGGAACCGATCTTGTAGCTCTGTCCGCCCACTAAGATATGCTCGATCGCGTCGTTTATAATATCAAGCCGCTGCTGTGCGGTTGACTTCGTATCTGCCATCTGTATTTCCTCCTATCCTCCGATCCATCCCTCGTTGTTCCGGATCCAATTTTCTTCTGGTGCCGTTTCCTCCGGTTTTTGCTGCTGCGCTTCCTGCTGCTGTGCCTGCAAGTGAAGCATCCGGACGCCTAAAGTGTCGGCGGCTGCCATCGCGTAGACCTCGGCGTCTAAATAATGGTTGTCTGCGTGGGATGTCTTCGGCGTCCATTCCTGCCGGAACTTTCCGTTTCCGATCCTCACGTTGATCTTGTGCTCGGCAGTAACCTGCTCCGCGTATTCCTCGTCGCATCCCTGGTAAACCATCCAACTACCACGGCCGTTTTTTCGGCGCATCCTGCTGGCGATCATGTCCTTATACTTCCCGCCGTCAACAATAACAAGATTCATACCGTAAGCCTTGCTACTCGTCTTATTAACGACGCTCATCTTAAAGTGGTTCTGCATGGGATTACTGCTGCCTTTTACCGGGAGCGCCCACTCTGCGTTTATCGCGCAAAAATCGTAAGTACTGTCGGAGTCATATCCTGAATCTACAAGACAAAGGTTTACAACAAAAGTAATACCGGAAGCCGTCTTGTACTCCATATTCATGATCTCCTCAATGTCTGCGAAGCTGTAAGCCTGCCCGTGTGCTATATTCTGGCTTGTGATATAGTCGCCCCATGCCCTGATCGTCCAATATACGCAGTTTTCCTGAACGTCGACGCCTCCTGTAAGGAGCTTCGTCCATTCCGGTACCGTGAACATCTGGAGATCTGTCTGCCTCTCCAGGACAAGGTCTGAATCTGTTTTAAGCTTCGTATCTTCCCACGCCTCTGCAAGCCAGGAATTAACAAAGTTTTGAAGCTTTTCAGAATCGTCCTTTGCATCCATGAACTTTTTAGCAATTTCCGCAAAGGTAACAAACGGGCTGTATAGTGTGTTGATCCAGAAGCAAACGCTTTTTACAAATTGCGTCTGCTGCCGTACTGTTTCCCAATGCCCGCGCTTGACTGCCTGCTGCTTTTCCTGGTCTGTAATGATATGGTTGCATTCCTGGCAGATATAATAAGCGAACTCCGCGCGGTCTGCGTCGCTCATCCCCTCGCCTTCCGGATCGTCCTCCATCTCGGCGAGCTGCTCCCTGATCGCATCCGCTCCGTATGCGTCCACAAGGTCTTTGTCCTTGCCCGGCCACTTAAGCTGCTTGAAACGCAGCTCTATGAATTTTCCGCAATGCGGACAAGGAATTAAAAAATGTCGTTCCTCGTCTGCGGATTCTTTTGCTTTCCAAATATGCCCGGTTCTGAGTGTCGGCGTCGATGTCTTATAGATCTTCCTGTTTCGGAAGGTCTTCGTTCGCTCCTCAGCCAAACTTACCGGATCGGATTCTTTGCGGCTTGCGCCTGGAAATTTGTCTATTTCATCAATGAAAAGATAGCGCATAGCAAAAGAAGCAACACCGACCGGGCTGTTGCTTCCTACAATTTTTACGAACATATCCGAAAAGTTTAATTCAAGTCGCGAGCTTTCCGTGTCGTATTTCTCGCGCAGGACGTCCGTACTCTCAAGAAAAGGCTGTATTCTCTTTTCCGATACGGACTGCGCCATCGTTTCCGTCGGATATACTATCTCGGTCGGGCTCGGATCCTGCTGTATAACGTAGCCGAGCATATTAAGTAATGCTTCGGTACCGCCGACCTGCGTCGGCTTAACAAATATGATCTCTTCCGTTTCGTAGCTTGTAAACTCCTCCATGATCTCCTTAAGGTAAGGAGTACGGTCGTTGTTCCACGGTCCCGGTTCTGCTGATGTCATACTGTCAAGTACTCTGTATTTTTCGGCCCACTCGGATACGGTCATGCTTTCCGGAGGCTTTAAATATTCAAGCGCGCCTTTTATATATTCCTTACAAGCGTACTTCCGGATCCGGAGCTGTTTAGGTTTGACCATTTGCCGCCTTGCGTTCTTTCTTTGGTACCTCCGGCTTTGATCCTGCAACTACAAAAGCGGTAAGCATCCGCTTGATCTCCTCGGTAAGCTCCTTTTCTATCTGTCGTCCCTCGATCGGCGTTATCTTGTCACTTACCATGCTTACGAGCCGGGACGGTATGCTCAGGGCGAAGCGCTTAAAAACAATAAAAAACTTCTGGTAATCCAGCGCTACTTCGTCGATGTCTATATATTTTCCTGCTGCTATTTCCCGCTTCATCCGGTGCAGCTCGCCCTGGGATTCCTTAAGCGCGATCTCTGCCTCCAGCTTCTGCTCCTTGAGCTCGGATTCTTTTGCGGACCGGCTCTTCCCGTATGCCTTGTCGCTCAAGTATTGGATATATATTTTTATTGTCGGTACCAGCTCGTACCGGCGGCCCTGTCCTGGGACTTCGGTCGTCTTAATGATCCCTTCCTGTGCGAGCTGCTGAACCCTGCGGACGGTAAGACCGAAAAGCTGGGCGATAACTTCAACCTTTACAAACTGCCCGCCGGTGTTCGCCGCCTGCTGCTCCTGCTGATTCTCACTCATTAAGCGTCGCCTCCTCTTACCCTTACTGCTTTTTTACCGGTATACTCTTCCCAGCGTTTTACGATAATATCGCAATACTGCGGACTAACCTCCATCAAATACGCAATACGTCCGAGCTGCTCCGCTGCGATCAGCGTTGTGCCGCTGCCTCCGAAGTAGTCCGCGACCGCATCGCCGCGCCTGCTGCTGTTTAGCATAAGCCGCCCTACAAGTGCGACCGGCTTCATCGTCGGATGCATATTGCTCTTTGCCGGTTTCTTTTCATACTGGACGGTTGTACGCTCGTAAAGCTTCGCCCGTACCTGCTCTATGTAGGCGACAAGGTCGCTTTTCTTCATACTCTCAAAGTCGATGTCGTCCTCAATAAAAACATTGTCCTGGCTCCTGTCGTCAATAAAATAATGCCCGGCTCCTTCCTTCCATCCGTATAGGATCGGCTCGTGTCTCCAGTGGTAGTCCTGGCGGCCTATAACAAACTGATTCTTTTCCCAAATAAGGACCTCTGCCAGCTTGAACCCTGCAGCATCGAAGGCTTGACGGAACGTCAAGCCTTCGCTGTCTGCGTGGAACACGTAGACAGCGGCTCCTTTTCTTGCCGCGTCGAAAATATTTGAAAAAACCTGAAGGAGAAAATTGTAAAAATCTCCATCACTCATCTTGTCGTTAAGAATCTCGTTATTCTTCCGGGTTGTATTCCGCTTATAACTCTTCTCCAGGGCTTTGTCCTTTGCCTCGTAATCTACGTTATACGGCGGATCGGTAATTATAAGATCTGCTTCTTTTCCGCCCATCAGGATGCCGACGTCGGAAAAGTCCGAAGCGTCGCCGCACATGAGCCTATGTTCTCCAAGCTGCCAAATATCCCCCGGCTGCGTGATCGGCTCCGTCTCCTCTTGCTGCTCCATTGCAGCATATGGATCAAATCCATCGTCGTTTGCTTCCTGGGTAATCTCGACCGTGTTGAAAAGCTGCGTAAGGTCTGCGCTGTTAAAGCCTGCGGCCATCGTGTCATGCCCTGCGCTCTCAAGGTCAATAAGCAGCCCCATTAGTTTGTCGTTGTCCCATTCTCCGGATATTTGATTTAAGGCTATATTTGCCGCGATCTCGTCGTTCTTGTCCGGGATGTCAACGATGCAGACCTCTGCCTCGGTGTAACCTAAGTCCATCATAACGGTGCGGCGCTGGTGGCCGCCTATGATCGTTCCGTCTTCGTTGATTACGATCGGATCAATGTAACCGTTTTTTTCTATGCTTATAGCCAGCTTCTCATATTCAGGATCTCCTGGCTTAAGTGCCTTTCGTGGGTTGTATGCTGCGGGCTTCAAATCCGCGAGCTTTCGTGTTTCTAGTCGCATTTTCCGCCCGCCTCCTTCCTTTTATGTAGCCTTTGCGTAACGAAATGCAAAAAAATTTTTTGTTTTCATCGGAAAAACTAATGCGCCTTCCGTGCCCCGCGGCAGCCTTTTCTTTTAGTAGTACCTTGAACGCGACGCGCGGTGCCCGCGTGCTTCTTTTGTGCTGTGCCAGGCGCTGACTTCTGCCTCGTCTCTCTGTTGCGACGTCGCAACGCTGCCTCGTCTCTCTGTTGCG